TAGTACCAAAACCACCATCTAACCTTGCCCTTAATAAATACCTTACCGGGTTATCGTTGGAATAGCATATGAAAAATATAGGATTTGTTTACGAATCTTGGAATAAAATTACAGGAAAACGTTACATCGGGAGTCATGTTGGCAAAGATACAGACAGTTACTTTGGAAATGGAGTTGATTTTACAAAAGACTTTAAAAAATACGGTGCTGGATGTTTCGAACGAAAAATATTAGAGTATGCCGAGGATCAAAAGAGTTTGGCACACATCGAAGAAAAATGGCTGAGATCAGTGGATGCTAAAAATAACCCATCCTATTATAATCGTTCAAACTCTGCATCTGGCATTTATAGACAAGTAAAACAACTACCAAATCGACCACTGTGCTCGTCATGCCACAGCAGATTTGCGGCCATCAATTGCTACAGGCACGGACGAGTTCATTATAGATCAGTTTGTGACGACTGTGCAAGAAAGAAAAAGAAACATAAAGCACCAACGCCCAACTGGAAGTCAGCTGGTTATAAGAAAAAAATGGTGTGTGATAGATGCAGTTTTAGAGCTAAAAATACTGCACAACTATTGGTTTACCATGTAGATGGCAATACTGCTAACATTGAGCTTAGAAATCTCAAAAGTATTTGTCTCAACTGCACCATTGAAGTTACTCGAGTGGACTTGCCTTGGCGGCGCGGAGATCTCGAAGAAGATCGTTGATTTGATTGTAGAGCTGATCTAAGGTTCCATTGTTGTCCAATACAGCATCAAACTTTGTGCCTACCCAAGATGTTTCACTGGCATGTATGTTGTATTTGGTTAAGATATCTTTGCTCAATGCCCAGCCTATGTGTTTGGGCCCGGCATTTACTGCCACCGCAGCATCATACCACTCGGGTTCAGGACCACGACAAACCCTTAAAACAATGCCGCATTGATCTCGTATGGCTTGGATTTCATTGGGGAATCTACAATCCGAAACCACTACATGATCTTGACTGTTGCGCAGTTTGTTTTCCAGGCTAGCTATCCAGATATCATCGTGGAAGGCTTTGCGGCACACTTCAGTGCCCCAATACTGCAGGATCCAGCGTGGCGTGATGGCCCGTCCCAGGCGTTTTGACCACCACTCGTCCACTTGCTCGCGCCACTCACGTGCTTGTTTGGTGCGCCCTTCCAGTATGGTGCGATCCCAGCCAAACACAGCCGCACAGGCGTCTTTGAGTGTGTTGGCGAAACTCTCTCTGCGGAACTCATGCACGTTTACCAGGTAATCAGCAATGGTATCCTTGCCGGATCCTATAAAACCACATACTCCTATGATCATAATATGCCTTTCAAACGATTGATTAAATGCTTTCCAAAATCTACATGCGATGTTTCATCTGGATGTCCGGTGAAACCATATATGTCTTGATCTTTAAACGTGTGACCTAATGATCGAGCATAATCAAGAAAACAAAAGGTCCATGGATCAATCACATTTTTACTATCAGCAACTTCTTTTACCAAAGACGACAAGAACAAATCGACTACTGAAACTTCAGGAGCACCAGGCCACACTTGGGCGTTGCTCCATATCAGTATCTTGATGCTATGATATTGGCAGAATCCTTGTAACATCAAGATGTCCGTTAGCAGATCTGTGATTATGGCTTCTTTGCTCATGTGCAACAGCCATTGCTTGTAATAGTCTTTGACTGTTGGGTCAGCATATTCGTGGATGTTTGGTATCTGTGTGAACACTAAACCTTGGGACCAATCAAATCTTCTATGGTCCACAGACAACGGGTGAAAATTGCCATCGTTGTCAACGGCAGGAATAGACGGTTGCCATAGTTCAGTGCGTGATATAAAGGATAATCCTAACAGACAAAGAATGTCATTTGATTGTTTTTTGATTTCAATCAAATCTCTCACAGTGGTTCTAATGATTCTTCTGTTGCAAGATGCGGGGCGCCCGGCATTGATCAGATCTGCTTGATAATGTTGTGCTATGACTTCAGGATAAATCGCATGTCCTTGACCGGGCGCCCCAAAACTGCAAGAATTAGCATATACTATCATAGTATTTTTTTGACTTTGAGATACTCCAAAGCGTCCCACAACAAGTTGATCTGTCTGCGGCAGTCTTCTAAGGCATGGTGGCTAGCTGGGTACTTATTGAGGTTGGGAACCAAGCTATAAACTGTGCGGGCATCACGCACAGTGTGGTATTGCCAAGGCAGCACCATGTCGAGGCTCTTGTAGGCATTTTCTAAAATCGTCATGTCAAAAGTGGTACCGTTTGACCAGATTCTTTTACTCTGCCATATCAGTTTGCCCAGTTCCGCAAGGGCTTGCGCTAGAGGAATACGACCATCAGGATTGAATGCTTCGTCTTTGGCGGCCGAAGGTTGGGTGGCCCACCAATCAATGGTACATTGTTCTATGTTGCGGTTTGATTGACTGTCAATGTCCACCCTAGCGTAGTATTGTTGCTCATAGTAACCACGTTTGAATGGATCAAAGGCCTGTGCAGCCACAGTGAGGATACAAGCAGCGGGAGCTGTGCCCGCTGTTTCAATGTCAATCATGAGGTCGATTGTAAAATCTCCCTGGGCAAAAGTAATAACTGCAATGTTAGAGTAGTTGACGAGTTTTTGAAACTTATCAAGATGACACAATGAAAATTTTAAGTTAAAGCCTTAGCCAATCACAAAAGACATTGGCTCCGAACCGTCCACATAGAGTTTTAGTTCTTCAATTTTGAGATCCATTTGGGCCTGTGCTTCACCTTTAAGGGCAGCACCGTTGAGCGTGGTTCCGCCCCCTGGACCGGCTATCTGCGCAAACTTCTCACGGGCTTCACCAATGATCATTTTACATGCAGCCACCATGTAGTCTCGTATCCACTGGCTGGTTTGCAAGTTGCTGAGCAGAGCTATTTCGGGTTTGAGCTGGTAAACCCAAAGCAAAATGATCTCCCCTATGCCCTTGGGGTCCCGCATGAACTGTATTTGTTTGGTCATAGGATTGTAGGTATAGTTCAAAAAGCCGCCAAACATTCTTGCGGCCAGTTCCACATATTGAGTGTAGAGATTGTAAGTGGCCAAGCCACCAGCCGAACTGTAGTTTAAGAGATAAGTGTTAATAGTGGCACTGCTGAAGGGATCAAAACTGGACGAAAATGGCCCTTGTATGTTTCCAATGGTCCTACGGAAGGCTTGCCGCACTGCAACCACTTCTTGCGGCAATGTATATACATTGACTTCTCGCAACAGAGTGAGAAATATGTAAGATTCTTCATAGGCATTGTTGGCGCGTTGACGATAGGTGCCAATGGTACGCTGATAAGCAGCTTCATAGTGTGCAGGATCCAGTTCAAGGTCAACAATGTTATCGCCAAGAACAAGTCGCACATACTCAATGAGATTTTGCTTTAAAGTGTCTAAACTTGGTGCTGTTTGATCAACCATCTATGGCTCCTTGCCCAGTATTTATGTTAACAATGCTATGGCTAACGAGCTGATGATTGTACCTGTTGTTTCAAAAATTACCAAGCCTTTAAAATAATCAAGTTGTTATTACCACGTCCTTTGAATTTGATACTGGTGGCTCTAATATCCTTAAAATATTTACGTTGCGCTGGTTTCCCCCCGGCCAATAAAGCTCGCAATTGTTCAGCTGGCCTGCGCAGTGTTTTCTGTTGGCTCTCCACAGTATTCATGCCTATGATGCTAGAGCTTTTCACAGTGATCGAACCCGCATGGCTGTCCGCTACCACATGGATCAATTTACGTTTTTTAGTATCGTACAGCCAGGCTTCACTGGCGCCTACCAACTTGGTAGGAGATTCCGACACCAGCTTGAGTTCGGCAAACTCTTTGAGAAACTTGAACCTGCGGGTTAGTTTTTCCGGGCTCACTGCTTTCTTGGTTCTAGGCTTGCGTTCCACTTTTTTGATCTGCACATAATTGTCGCAGTCAGCAATGACCTGTTGTGTAAACTTCACAAAGTTTTTGATTTGATTTTTAGTGAATCGTTGATAGCCTTCAACCAATTGTGGATCTTTGCCACGCAACACTTCTTCAAACTCATCCAAATGTGTTTTCCAATCTTGGAGAATAATGTGCACCATTTGGGGTGCAATGTTCATGCTACGCATCAGCGTGATAGGCTTGTAATCTGCTGACATTTTGGCGCCGGCTTTGACAAAGTCATCAAACATGCCTTCGATGTCTCCTGCGCACTCCAACACCTTTTTACGCAGTCGATCCTGGATAGTAATACGAGCAGATTCGGCTTGTTGTTCGGCCTGTGCCTGTGCCTTGGCCGACAATCTCTTGGCTGGTTGATGTTTGGCCAGCAGTCCAGCCACGGAGTTCTTGACATATATCAGTTCATGCTCGTTGAGCTCCAGGCCCATGGTATTCATGCGACACAACCAACCCAGAGTAGTGGGAAAGTCTTGGTCTGGTACGGACCTCAATGCTTTGGCATTTTTGTCCCCATGACTGGCCAGCCAAAAGGTCACAAATTCTTTGGCCATTTTTTTGTTGGCGTAGTAATTGTACCAATTGAATGCACGACCCAATTTGCTGACACGATTATTGGATTTTGGTTGGAATCTCCAATTGGGTTCATCACCCATGTGCTTGATGTCCGCAGTGCGAATGTGTATTGGCTTGGGCTTACCTACAGCAATGGCTGTTTTCATATGGCTCCTAAATGATACTCAATGAGTATAACAGATTTGGAGTTTGTAGTCAACCTACCCATAAATACTGCACTATGCCTAGATTGAGCCTTTTCCGTCCGAATCGGCAGAACGATTATAAGTTTTTGGACCGCACCATAGCAGAAATGTACACAGTGGGCGGAGTAGACATCTATGTACACAAGTATCTAGGACCAAAACCCCACGGTGATGATTCCAGCACCCAGACCGGTGGCACACAAGATGCTACCCAACCCGCATATAGTTATGATAATCCCTTGTTCATAGAGGATCTATTGCTGATCGAAAATCGAGACCGAAGCTACAGTCAAGATATCTATGTCATGCGTGGGGTATATGCTTTGCAAGACATAGATTTTGATCTCACGCAGTTTGGTCTGTTTTTGAACAACGACACCTTGTTCATCACGTTTCACTACAACGACATGATCAATACTCTGGGTCGCAAGTTGATGGCCGGCGATGTGTTGGAATTGCCAAATCTCAAAGATTACCATCCACTGAACACGACGTTGCCCAAAGCCTTGCCTAGATATTATGTGATCCAAGATGGTGCCTTTGCTTCGGAAGGGTTTTCACCGATTTGGTTGCCACACCTTTGGCGGGTCAAAGCCACGCCCTTGGTAGGCGCACAGGAATACAATGACATACTAAACAAGCCTTTTGCCACAGACAATGTCTGGGACCGAGGTAACTACTATCCTTCGGCCAGCATAGTGTTGCATGGTGATACCTATTATCGTGCTACCCAAAACGTACCAGTAGATACCAACATTACCAACACCAGTTATTGGCAAGTGTACACTCCTGCCTCTATACAGGACAGTATTGGTACCAGAGTCAAGGACCTCGAACTTAATGATGCCATCTTGACGCAAGCCGAATTTGAAGTTCCCAAATCTGGCTACGATAATGTAAAATTTTATATTGTGCCGACAAAGGCAGATGGCACACCTGCCGATGCCAGCAACATTCCCAGTGCGGACTACACGTTGG